TTGCCCATTGATTTGATCAAATGGTAATGTAGATACAACGTCAACTAAGTTGTTACCAGGAAAGTTATATTCACTTTGTGCATCTTTATATGGAACAGTGAATAACACCACGCCGGCTGTTGCTCCGTTATTTTCTACACCTAATACATCACGTGTTTGTATATTTGGTTGTTGTGGATCATATCCAGTAACACCCGGTTTACCTTGAATCCAAAACTCACTAGTTTGATTTACTGTAAAAGTATATGTACCACCACGAATCAATGTGAGTGTTGGATTAGTTGTACCACCTGGATTAACATCACTGGTAATTTTATATCCATTGGGTAAACTTTGAACAGTATAATCTGTTGCTGTATAAACAATGTCAGTTGAGATATTAACTGCTGGCGCGCCAGTTGGCAACCAATAGTATTGATTAAAGTTAATAATCTTATCTAAGTTAGTAAAACTATCCCAAGAGTAGAACTCACTATTAAACAATCTGTCATTATTATTAGTGATTGCACCTTCAAGGTTCAACGCATCAATAATACCAGGGTAACTAATAAAATCTTTAGCAGTACTTGTATTTGTTTTTGTAAAAACAACGCCCGGATCTAGTTGATAGTCTGTTCTAGTCTTAGTAGGTTCAATAACATATTTGTCTGTGGCGTTGATACCATAACCAAATTTGCTACCAACATAACCCTCGATTCTCATCGTATTGGGCTGGTCAACAATTTGATCCAGAGTTGCACCTAAGAACTGACTGTTAGTAGGTGTTTGGAATATCTCTGGTAAAAAGTTTAGTGTTCTAATTCGTGCTGCCATTATAACTCTCTAGTTGTTATATACTTATCTTATTTGTAATTGTACTGGGGTAAGCGCCGCAATCACAACTACATCATTTGCTGTTGCACCATTGACAAAAATCTCAAATGGTGCTGATTTGATTTCATACAAATCTCCAAATGACATTGTAGGATCGTTTGGTACTAATACGACTGAGCTAACCAGATCACCTAGCTGTGCGTGTAAGTATGCACTTAACTCACTGAAATAAAAGGTATCTCCAAAACTCCAATTATTAATATTAAAATAAGTGTTCATTGCTGATAAGACAGCACTACGTATTTCACTATCACTCGCATTAGTTGATTGCGATTTAATTACTTTAACTGTCCCTTGCAACTGTGTGGCAGCCTTTTTTCCAAATAGTGGAACAAAGCGTACACTGTTAGGTATTACACTATCAGTTAACATTTTATAATCATCTAAGTTACCATATGCTTGCTGTAACTCATTAATAGTAGGTACCGGTGGTTTAGCTACTGTGCCAGTTGTATCTTGTATCCAATTTTGATATTGTGTATAATATGCTTGTGTTACCAAATATAAATCAATAATATTTGTTGTGGCAGGATCAATGCGTGTTGTATTGTTACTGTTATGTCTATACTGGTATAGTAACGCTTGTCTACCAGGTTGCATACTATATTGCGGTTGTGCAACCATCAAATAATAAGGTGTTGTTACACTAGTGTCTTGCACTGATGTGTAAAACACATTATCGCTGTACGCATAGAACAGTTGCCCTAATGGATATTCATATTTTACTACTTCAATATTAGTTAGTGTAGGATATTGATATACTACGTCACTTGATGCTATTAACTGCTCACGTGATAAGTTTACTGCATCTTCGATTAACTCAAAGAAAGTATATATTCCGGTATTAGCGTTACCTGTTATGTATCCTGTAACTGTTTGGAAAAAATCTGGATCTGTAACGATTTCTTTATTGTTAATGTCTACACTAGCAACTTCTACTTGAAAGTCATTTACGTATCCATCACTCTCAACTGTTTGACCAATTATATTCATTTGTACAGGTCTTGCTAATGGATAGTTACTACTAGGTTGTGTATTTGATGGTAGTACTTTAATAAAATCAGCTAATATTTTTCCAGTAAAAGGATCATAAACTAACTTACCTGAGTCAAACCAAAATCTAGTATCAGCTACACTACCAAAATAATAGCGTAGGGATTTATAAGCTATTTCATATCTATTATTGCCAAGACTATTAAAGTTTACAAACCAACCAGTAGCGTTGTAAGCATCTATAGACCAACGATCTTGTGTAATTAATAAAGAGTTATTGAATACTAAACTGAAACTTTGATTCAACTCCATTCTAATAACACATTCATCAATAACTGCTGTAGGCAATATATTGCCAAATGCAGGTATTACTTCATCAATAATAGCACCTTGTGGTACATACCCATTTAATGTTACCGGGCCAGAACCATTACTGAAGTTACCTTCCCCGTTGTTATATCCGTCACCAATGACACCTAAGACAGTAGTCCAATAAAATAATGTGTCGCTTGGACTTGAGATACCATATACTAATCTATTATTTTCGTCAAAGTATGCTCCTTGTGGTGCTGTTATTTTAATCAATGCACCTTTGGTAACATATTTCATATTATGTGTATTATATGTTCCAGTCGCTATTGGTGTATCAGTAGATCCAGTAATGTTATAAAAATATCCAGTGATACTATTTGCATCCACTGTGCTAGTGTTCCAATATACTATTCCATCACCTGATGCAACATCAATACTATAACGTGGGTAGTTTTGTAGATAATATTGTTTCGCTCTATTATCTGCTAATGCTACGGCAAGGTTGTCAGTTAAAAACTGAATAATATCACCGGTGTTTGTGATTGTTAGTGGTAGATTACCATCGTCACTATTTTGATATAGTCCGCCATCACTTGCAAATGAATTCGTGCTGGAGTATTTTCCTGTAGGATCAAGTAGGTCTAAGTTTTTAGACACGCCAATAGAACTGCGATTAATAGCGGCGCTTTTAATAATTGAACTATATAATGTATATGGGAAATTTGTATAATCTTCACCATTAACCATTCTATTTTGAGTATAATATCGAGCAGGGGCACGTAGTTTAATGTTTGCTAATGTTTCTCTGGCTTGCGCTGTTGAAGCTGGTGTTTGTAATGATAATCCTATGGTAAGTGCTTCTGTTCGTCCTACTCTACTAATATACTGTATTGTTACTTGAATCCCTTGCATTTCGCTTGGATCAATAGTATATGTCAATGCGTTGCCACCACGTACATATGCTCTAAATGACCCAACCGGTGCTTCGGAAAATACTCCATCACCAAAAGTATAACTAACTTGGTCGTTGAATCGTGAAACTACAGAGAACACTTTCTTGTAACTTGTCTCTGTTTGTAAACTTGCATTTGCGTAAACGCTGTCTACTAGTCTCCAAAGTGTTCTACCACCGTTGCTAGCATTAAGTTGATATAACCAAGTGTCTGTGTTATTGATACCTTGAATATCAACATCTACAACTTGATTACTAATCTGTTGTTCTAAGTTGAAATCATAAGTTTGCAATGTTCCTTGTTTAAAATAAAAGAAGAAACCTGTATTTGGACTGCCGTATCCTAATTTATCATTACGATACATCATATTCATTTTACCACTTGGTGCAGGTGGAATCTCATACACATAATCTTCATCTAAACTAGTTGCACTAACTAATTCAAAATTCATATTAATTGTATCTACTGTACTAGTAAAAGGCACGATAGGTAAACTAGCAGGAGGAATATTGATACTGTATTCATCAGTCTTTACACCCAATAACTCTTGGCTATTGCCGGGTCTTCCTACACGTTGACTGTTAATCAATGCACTATTGATAATCGTATTAAACTGCTCTAACCAACTAGCATTTGCTGGGTCATTCCATAATACAGTTTGGTTGCTTAGATTAATGCCATTCACATCTGTAATGTTTTCAGTTGTACTAATGTTTGTTACTTTAAGATAACCCTGACCGGCAATGTTTCTTTTTGGATTATAGCTTACTAAGTTAGCTAGTTTGATAACTGAATCTCTACGTTCAGCAGTATCAATAAAGTTCTCACGTGTGTTTAGGTCGTTGCGGAAGGCAAGACCTTGTCCCATGAACGCAATAACGTCAAGTAAAGCAATAAACTCACTTGATTCAATGTAATCATTGAACGTTTCAGGATAATATACTCGCAAATAATCTATGAAACTTTTACGTAGGGTTTCATAATCGTAGCTTTTAAAATCGGCTTCACGAAAGGTTTGGTAGATTTGTTGCCAATTCTGAACACCAAAAATTGCTGATTGTCGGGATGATGTTGCCATAGTTATTCTCTTTTAAGTATTTATCTTAAAGGAAAACCACGGATTTTGTTATTGTATTGTTGCGGTGTTAGTTAGATTGTTGAAGAAAACATTCAATATTTCAGCGTTATTAAAGGGTGCAATAGCTAACTCTACTTCAAGTAGTATGCCATTTTCCTGTGTGTAACTCTTTACAGTATTGATAATCAATCTAGGATCATTGCTAGCAATTCTACGTATTTCGTTTTCGATTCTTAGTTGAGTTTCAGCGTCATTTGGTTCAAACACAAAGCTCCAAATAGTAGAACCGTATTCAGGATTACCAACTTTTTCTCCCTGTTGAATGTTTAATGCATTTATAAAATCTCTGACCACCAATGATTCATCCACAATACGATATCTTTTACCCGGGACAGTTGGCTTTATTACACCGCCTGTGCCACCGTCTATGCCAGTACTAGCATTGGTTGTTTTTGGCTCATTTGCACCGATTGTTGAAAATCCTACGTAAGTTGGCATGTTTTATCCTATACTATATTTATGCAAGAAGTTCTTCGGATATCTTCATAGCTGTGAGATATTCATCCGCAAATTTCTTTCGTAGCTCTGCAATTCTTGGATCACCGGCTGGCAACGTATTTATTGCATCTACCATGGCTAGTTTTGCTGAGTTTGCAATTTCAAATTGTGCATTAAACCTCTTCTCTATTTCTTTTCGTCTTACATTAAAAGCCTCAAGTGTCTCGGTTGCCGCCGTTTCTCCTGTCGTTGCAGGATTACCAGCATAGTTAGGAACTTGAATCTTTGCGCTACCAAATAGATTCTGTAGTTGGCTTGCTAAAGCAGGGCGGGTGTTGTCAGTACTAGTCCCAACTGTCGGTGGTTTGATTTGCGTTCCACCCTCTGAGCTTATTTGTGCAATAGAGTTTTCTAATAAAGTAAGTGCGGCTGGACTTAGTCCAAGACTTGCTTTTTGTAATAATGATGCTCCGGGTTGTTTTAGTTGATTAACTAATGTATTGGCTGCTCCTGTAATATTTCCGGTACTAACTGAAGCCGTAATATTTGTTACTGAGTTTCTAAGTACAGAGACACCTGGTACTAAGTTAACCGCAGAAACTCCGCCCTTAACAGCAGTTGATACTGCATTTTGTGCGCCTGGTAAGTTGTTTAATCCACTAGCAACACTTGCAGGTAATGTTGCGCTAACAGCACTTTCTGCATTTTCTAATGCAGTTACTATATTTGTGGTAGAACCAACTGCGGCAGTTACTGCTGTATTGACACTGGCTACACCATTGATTGCGGCTGATGCCGTGCCTGATGCAATGGCTGCAACATTTACTCCTGAAGCAGATGCGGCTGCTTTGACTATACTTGCAGTATCACTTGCAGTTGTTCCAGCAGTTTGAATATCATTCGTTGCCTTATCAGCAATCTGTTTTAAGTTTTGAGGTACGCCTGCCTTTAGTGATGGGAAACCTTTTGTTATTGCGGCGAATGCTCCAGCGGCAATTCCTTTTGCGCTTTCTAATAACCCACTGACACCTCCACCTATTGTTTTCTTCAATCCATCTAATGATGTTGATAGAGATGGTAGTCCTCCGGTCATCTTATTAGATAGATTTGCGGCATAGTTACCAGATGATACTAATGATTTTGCATCTCCTAACATTTTATTGGCAGCTCCTACTGTAACACCTACAACACCTGACACACCTGCCCCATTAACATTGGATGCAGTTTTTAATAAGTCAACAGTAGCATCCATGCCTACACCTGTTACTGAATTAATAGCCCCTGTAATTTGGCTAGCATCTTCGTTACCTGTTATGACTCCGGCTTGTGTAAGTTTAGTTTGAGCTTGTTGAAAGTTAGAAACTTGTGCTTTAACTTGTGAAGCGGTACTAGCTATATAGGCTTGTAAATTCTCTGCCCCTGGCATACCTGTAAACAAGTTGTCAGTCATTGCTTCTTCAATAGTTTTTCCTTGAGAGATTAAAGAGGCAATCAATACTGCTGATCCAGCTTTTAATATGCCGGCAGCTTCCATTTGTTCTGGACTTTGTGCTAGCTTTCCTACCGATCCTACAGCACCAGTTGCTGTCTGTACCACTCCTGCACCTTTAGCTACTGCGTCTTTAGCTATGCCTGAAGCAGCCGATGCCGCTGTTTGACTTACTAATACTGCTGTGGGGATTGCTGGAACTGCTTTACTAATGGCACCAGTAACCGGTACAGTTGAGGCTGCTGCCGCAGTAACTGGTACAGGTGGTGTGCCGGGCACTGATGCGTTTGCAGTAGCTACAGCCGGAGCCGGTGCACTTGGGAAGTTTGCACTTGCATTGTTATCTACTTTAACATCAACACCTTGATTTGCACTATTCCATGGACTATGAGCAGGTGCACGACTTGTAATACTTAACAAAGCACTTGGTGCTGCCGCCCAACCCTTTGTACTATCATACAATGTATCA